TCATGGGCGAAAGTACCTCAAGCCTTGACATGGGCAACTTATGATCCAACAACTCAATGGCAAGACGCAGAAAACACCGGATTGGGCGAAATTGATCGGCCGGGAAATTATGAGCTGGCACAGCGATCATCATCACGCACAGATGTTTATTCGCTTGTCTCAGCTTTGGCATCATCGGGATTGGGTTATATTTACGAAGATTCATTTGGTCGCATTGGCTATGCAGACAGCACACACCGCACCAATTATTTGGCAGCCAACGGATATGTTGATCTCACAGCAAATCAGGCTGTGGCATCAGGTTTAAGCATCCAGCAACGCACAGGCGATGTTCGAAATAACATCACAATCAAATACGGGCAAAACAGTCAAAGCGAAACGGATGCCAGCAATACAGAATCAATTGCGCTATATGGCCAACTCTCACAGATTTTCACAACTACATTGCGGCATTTACATGATGCGCAGGATCAGGCCGCTTTTTACCTGGCTTTAAGAGCTTATCCACGCTTTAATTTCAACAACATCACATTTGAGCTGACAAACCCAGAAATCGATGATGCTGATCGGGATGCCTTGATCGGTGTTTTCATGGGTATGCCGGTGAACATTGCCAATCTGCCGCTCAACATGAATTCTGGAGATTATTTGGGTTTTGTTGAAGGCTGGACATTTTCGGCCAGATACAATCAGGTCAGCATTTCAATGATCGTCTCACCGGTTGCATTTTCATTACAGGCAATGCGCTGGAACGATGTGCCGGTGGTTGAAAGATGGAACACAGTCAATCCAACTTTGGATTGGATAAATGCCACGATTGTGGCGTAAGGAGCAAAAATGAGTAATCCAACGAGTAATTTCAATTGGCAAATGCCAACGGCCACAGATTTGGTCACGGATTTGCCAGCTGATTTTGAGGTATTTGGTCAGGCGGTTGATACATCGTTGGCTGATCTCAAAGGCGGCACAACAGGTCAGGTGTTAAAGAAAAACACAAATGCAGATATGGATTTTGTGTGGGGTGCCGTAGCTGGTGACATTGAAGGTGTTACAGCTGGTGTGGGCATTACAGGCGGTGGCACATCGGGAACTGTCACAATCACCAATGACATGGCAACAACAATCACAACCAATGGTGATTTGCTTTATGGAACGGGTGCCGGTACCTATACGCGGAGAGGCATTGGATCAACAGGCGATGTCCTCACAGTTTCGGGCGGTGTGCCAGTATGGAGCGCTCCGGCCGCTGGAGGCAAAATTGCACAGGTAGTGTCCGGAACAATCACAACTGCAACTTCAACTTCATCAACAAGTTTTGTAGATGCAACCAATTTTAACTTAAGCATTACGCCAACGAATGCGAGCAGCAAGGTATTAGTTATGATAATGGCTTGCATGGGTGGGGCTTATAGCGGTGACAACTCGGGTCAATTTGATATTCAATTACTAAGAAATTCTACAAGCATACTTGCGCCCGGTCGAAATAATTGGTACGAAAACGGCACAAGTGACAGCAAAATTTTTAGAACAACTGTTCCACTAACCTATTTGGATTCACCAGCAACAACTTCTGCAACAACTTACAAATTGCAAATAAGAAATCAATTTGGCGGAAGTGTTAATGTCAATAACAGTTCAAACACTTCAACAATTACTTTAATGGAGGTTTTGCCATAATGGAAATTACAATAATTGATGCAATCAACAAACTACTTCCAAATGTTGAGTGGAAAATTACCGACAACGATTTGAGCACATTGGAAATTTTTACAACAGGAATTGTAAGCCCATCACAAAAACAAATTGATGACGCAATCAAAACTATTGAAAATGAACGCAATTTGTCTCAACAACAAAAAGCAATTGAAAAGGCTGCATTGCTTGAGCAATTGGGCATCACGGCTGATCAGGCAAAATTGCTGTTGTCATGACATTTCCGCAAGGCACATTGCCGCGTTTGATTCAAGTTGCGCTCGCTGAGGTGGGAACAGCTGAAACCGGCAACAATGAAACAAAGTACGGCAAGTTTATGAAGGCTGACAAACTGCCGTGGTGCGGAAGTTTCTTAAATTGGTGTGCGGCGGAAGCCGGGGTCAAGGTGCCAAATGTTGTCAGCACACGAGCTGGAGCCGAGGCATTTCAGAAAGCCAAGCAATGGCACATGACACCAAAGATTGGTGACTTTGTTTTCTTTGATTTTATTGTTGATGACAAAACCACCATCAATCACATTGGCTTAGTGATTCGGGCATCGGACAAACAGATTGTGACCATCGAAGGCAACACATCAGGCGGTGGCGATCAGCGCAATGGTGGCGAAGTCATGGTGAAATCAAGAACTTTGGGAGCACGCTCATTTGTTGTCGGTTACGGCCGACCAACTTATGAGCCGTTTACCGGTGATTTACCGGATCGACCAAAAGGAGAAAAATAATGGAACAAGCAAAAGCAATTGCGGCCTCATGGGCTCGCTCATATCTAGCAGCTGCGTTGGCCGTGTACATGGCCGGTGGAGACATTAAGGCGATGGCAATGGGTGGCGTGGCAGCTGTTGTGCCTGTCATTTTGCGTTGGCTCAATCCAGCTGACAAAGCTTTCGGATCAACGGGGAAATGATTCGGAAACTACACGCGGCAGGTTTAGCTCTGATCCTTTCGTTAAGCCTTGCCGGGTGTGGTTATCAAGGTTGGATCAGATATCCATGCCAAGAATTTGAGAATTGGGAAAAACCTGAATGTCAAAAGCCACAATGCAAGGTCACAGGTACTTGCACAGAGGATGTGATTGGTGATGGCCTCGAAAAATAAAGATCGATTGAGCCAAGAGGAAATCAAAGCGCGATTGATGTTTTTAATCGGCGCGGTTTTGTCATTTGTTTTCTTGATTGTAACTCTTGGCATCACCTACGCTTTGATATTTGTCACCCAGCCAATTGGCGCACAAGCTCCTAATGATGCAGCTTTCATTGATCTGCTCAAGACTTTGGCGATTTTCCTTACCGGGTCTTTGGGTGGCGTTTTAGCATCTAATGGCCTCAAAGACAAAACAACAAAATCAGAATACGAAAAAAGTATTGAACGGCGTTTAGGCGGTAGCGACACGCCATGATTTGAGCGTGATTCTTGAAAATGTCAGGTATTGCTGTCACTCTCTATTTCGGGAGCTGATACGCGGCTCCCAGAATCGGGAGCAACAAAATGAACGAAGCATCAATTGTGATCATGTGTTTGATCGCTGGAGCCTTATGGGCTGTAATGTCATATTCGGTGGGATTTAAGGAAGGCCAGCGACAAGGCTACACAAGAGGCCGCGCCGTGGCACGCCATGCGGTATCAGCTGATCGCAAGGTGAACAACTAATGGCCGGATTTCTAGAAAACTACGAAGGCAACAAAGAGCGCACGGATAGATGGCTGCGCACATTTCCCAATGGGAGGCTAGAAGCTCACATCGTTGAATTTAATGCCGAAAAAGGCTATGTGCTTGTACAAGCTAAAGCATGGCGCAATCAAGAGGAAACAGAGCCAGCCGGGATTGACTACGCTTTTGGCTATCGTGAAGCTTTCAATCCGAATATGAAGCGATGGTTTTGCGAGGACACTACGACCTCAGCTTTGATGCGCGTGATGGCCTTGGTTATGGGTGGCACAGAAAAAGTCACAAGAGAGCAAATGCAGCAAATCAAAGTCAATGATGCAACAAAGCCACAGGATTATGACTATTGGACAACAAAGCATGGTGATGTGCCAAGCTACAAAACAGTTGATGAAGCTGAGCAATCCGGAATTCCATCTCTCGGATCATCGATGGATGAGATTGCCAAGCAACTGGGCGGAGAACTTGTACAAGAGGCACCTCAATGCGCACACGGGCATATGATTTGGAAGCAATCACAACAAGGCGCATCAAAGTCATGGGGAGGCTATTTCTGCACAGAGCGCACAAAGGCCACGCAATGCACACCGCGTTGGTATGTCTTACGCTCAACCGGAAAATGGGAGCCACAAGTATGAGCGACTTTGTTGAAATAATTTATCCTCAAGATATGAAAGCACGATTGATGTGCAATGGCGAAATCATTGAGGAATACAAAATCGAGCAATGCGACAAATGCTCACAACTTAGGCGATTGGATCACTTTGGTTACCAAAAAGGCTATGACAAGCAAGATAACATCATTTGGTTTTGCGGTGATTGCCGATGATAGATCGCATTGAAGAAGTGCAATGCATGATTGCAGCGATTCAACATTGCCATGATCGATCAGCTGATCACAGCTCACGCATTGTCAAAAACCTGTCATGGTTTGAGTATGTGGCACAGATGGGCGAATCAATGTTGGCTGAGTTAGTAGTGGCTAAGCGATTGGGATATGAATACACACCCGGCATCACATGGGATAAATCCAAAGCTGATGTGGGAGAGCACATTGAGGTCAAATGGTCAGCCAATCCGGCCAGCAATCTATGGATTCAAGATTCAGATCGCCATGATCGAGACATTGCCGTGCTAGTTACCGGTAACGCGCCAAAAATGCACATCGTTGGTTGGATGCCGGTGGCCATAGCTAAGAAACCACGCTATCGCAACGCATCACAAAACAATTGGAGCGTGCCTCAAATCAATCTGCAACCTATTGAGACTTTACAAAGGAGCAACTATGCACATCCTGCAATTTGATTGTTCGATCTGTTCAAAGCTTTACGGCAAGCCAAAGCAACGCCATGGCCTCAAAAAAGGCGCAGAGCTGACAGAGCATGAGTGGTTCGCTCAATGCATGAGCTGTGGCACATTTGGCATCAAGCTTGTCGATGATGACAGGATTGAGGAACTATCAGATGCCAACCTATGAATTCAAATGTGATCAATGCGGCACGATGGCAATCATCAATCGATCAATCGATGCCGATGGTGATGTTGATGCTGGCAATTGCATGGCTTGTGCGATTCCAATGACACGCATTTGGAGCAATGTTGGAGCTGTATTCAAAGGTACTGGATGGGGTAAGTCATGATTAAGTTATCCACAGGCTTCATCCACAGGCTGTGCGCAACGCCCAAGAGCACGCTCAATGTTGCAATGTATTTGCGTGCTTCGGTACGCTCCATGCTCGTGGGCGAGCCGCTGAGGCGGATAGCTCGCAAGCGATGCTTGGCGCTATTGGCCGGGCTATGTGTTGTATTCACAACACCGGCAAGTGCCACACAAGATGCAACAAAAAAACCATCGATTGATTCATTGAAGCTTTATGCACACTCAAGGATTGTGAACTACAAAGAATTCCAATGCTTTAACACATTGATTACAAAGGAAAGCAATTGGCGTGTGGAGGCAATCAATCCCAATGGCAATCACTTTGGGTTAGGCCAGATGCGTAACACAAAGTATCGAAACCTTGATGGTTATCGCATGATTGACTGGACTTTGAGATATATCGATCATCGCTATTCTGGCAAGATATGCAATGGTGCTTTGGCACATTGGCGCAAGCATGGGTGGCATTGATGTCAAGAGCTTGGAAAGGTGGAAGCACAAGCCGTTGGCGTAAGATTAGAGAAGCTGTGTTGAAGCGTGATGGATGCTGCCAGATGTGTGGTCAATCCGAAGGCCAAATGCACATTGATCATGTGATTCCCAAAAGATTGGGTGGAGGCGATGAAATCTGGAATTTGAGGCAATTATGCCAAAAGTGCAATTTGAGCAAAGGCGGTCGTTTTTTTGAGGCGGACGGAACAC